TGCTACTAGTAATAGAGTCAAAATAGAAATTCAAAGGAGAAAACTTGAGCAACGAATATAATAATGATATGCAATTATTGTTTTTGCGTATGATGGTTACTAACGCAGAACTATATACTAGAGTTATGAATATAATGAATTCTAGTAATTTTGATCGCAATTTAAAACCTGTAGCAGACTTTTTAGTTGAGCATAGTAAAAAATATAATATAATGCCTGACCCTACGCAAATCAAAGCATCTACAGGAATATCTGTAGATATTATTCCTGAACTTGATGATGGGCATTATGACTGGTTTTTAGATGAATTTGAAAAATTCACAAAAAGGCAAGAGCTAGAAAGAGCAATTCTTAAAAGTGCTGACTTGTTAGAGAAGGGTGATTTTGGTCCAGTTGAAAAATTAATTAAAGATGCCGTGCAAATTAGTTTACAAAAAGACATGGGTACAGATTATTTTGCTGACCCTAGGGCTAGACTTTCTCAGCTTAAAAGTAATAATGGACAGAATAGTACAGGTTGGCCTAGTATGGATCAAAAACTGTATGGAGGATTTAATAGGGGAGAATTACAAATTTTCGCCGGTGGATCGGGTTCTGGTAAAAGTTTATTCATGCAAAATCTTGCGGTAAATTGGACTCAAGCAGGGTTGAATGGAGCTTATATTACATTAGAACTTAGTGAAGGTCTGTGTAGTATGCGTATCGATAGCATGATGACTGATACTAGTAGTAGAGATATCTTTAAAGATATTGATAATGTTGAAATGAAAATAAAAATGCTTGCTAAAAAGGCAGGTAAGTTACGCATCAAGTATATGCCTGCACAAAGTACAGTTAACGATTTGCGAGCATATTGTAAAGAATTGCAAATACAGACAGGAGTTAAAATAGACTTTTTATGTGTAGATTATTTGGATTTGCTTATGCCTGTTAGTGCAAAAGTTAGTCCTTCAGATTTATTTGTTAAGGATAAGTATGTATCAGAAGAATTGCGTAATTTAGCAAAAGAATTAAATGTGCTATTTGTAACAGCAAGTCAGTTGAACCGTAGTGCGGTTGAAGAAATTGAATTTGATCATAGTCATATTAGTGGTGGTATTAGTAAAATTAATACAGCAGATAATGTATTTGGTATTTTTACAAGCCGTAGTATGCGTGAGCGTGGTCAATATCAATTGCAATTAATGAAAACTAGAAGCAGTAGTGGCGTAGGTCAAAAAATCGAATTAGAGTTTAATGTAGAAACACTGAGAATTACCGACCCTGATCCTGAAGCTAATACATATAGACCCCCTCCTCCTACTCCTAACGATATTATTAATAAAATTAAAACGCAATCTACAGTAAACGACATTGTACATGCTACTGTGGAGCCTGAAAGTAAAAGAGTTATAGCAACTACTGCTGAATCTAGATTAAAGAGTATATTGAACGGGTTAAAGAAATAATTATTAAATGGGCATAAATACTATTAGGATATATTATATATGCAAAAGAAAACCCGTAGCCTTTTGGAAGAACTAGAATCTATTGGAAGTAACCGTGACATGACGCATGTTATAGAAAATAGGGCCCATAATATTATCACTAGTGCAATTAATTTAATTGAATTGATTAATAAACATTATGATAAGAATACTTCAGAGGTATTAGAGCGTAAACTTTTAAGTGCTATAAAGGGAAAAGATCAAAATAGATTTGCTAAAAGCATAAGGAAGAATCATGACGCGCCGTAGTATTGATGATGAAGTTCGTAGGTTAGAAGAGGCTTTAAGTAATTGGATTGGTGATTATGGCGCGGCTGCTGCAAAGCAGTTGGGAAATAGAATAACCGGCAAACCTGAAGGTTCAATGTCCATTCAAGATAAAATGGCTAAAGAAAAGTTTCTTCAAAATTTTTTAGGCCGTGCAAGTGCTACATTAAATTCAGGCATCGCTAGTGGTAGAATAACAACAAATGTAACACCAGCAGCACAGCCTGCTACACAGCCAGCTGCACCGGAAACACAGCCTGTTACACCTACTACACCTACTACACCTGCTAAACCAAAACCTTCCATTGCACCTACAACAGCTCCTCCAAGTAGACCTACCATTGGTAATACTCCAATACATGCCATGCAAATAAAGTCTATGCAGAACAATGTAGCTAGAGACAAAAGGGTGGCTAATATGCCTCCACCAACCAAAAAAACTTTTGCAGCAGACAAAAGGACACCCGCACAGATTGCACAAATGCGCCGAGCAGGGTTTAGCGAAAGTTCAACTTATGATAAATTAAATGCAATTTTTGAAAGCATTATAGGTGAGGCTGATCCAATAGCAGCACCCACACCTACAGCAGCACCCGCACCAACTGGGGTAGAAACCATATCTCAATTTTTGACAAAATGGGTTAAACAGTATATGGCTGGTACTAGCTTCGGTGATGCTAATTCAGTTAATCATATTAAGAGTTTAATTAAAAATGTAGAAGATACTTATAGTAAAGACAAGGGTAAAGCAGCACTTACAAAATTAGCAAATGATTTGTATGCTGTATCATATGCCCAAGATACATCACCTAAAGAACCTAATCAACCCCAACCTACTCAGCAACCCGCTAGTAGTCCTGCAGCAGCTCCTGCGGCGCCGGCTAATAATGCACCTAGCGATTCATGGGCATCAAAAGTAACAGAAAATAAAAAGAAACCAGTAAAGTATTGGGGTCAAAAATGAATCTTTCTGAGTCTTTGGCTTTACTTAAAAGTAAGTTAGAGACTTTATCTCTGCCGCAGTTGACTGAAGATAAAGGTCATTTAGATCATCCTGAAGATTTGATATTTTTGGGAGATGTTGCAGGTGCTCAAAAAGCAGTAGATGCTATTGTAAAAACAGTTTCAAATCCAAAAACTGTTTCTATTAAGTGGGATGGTTATCCTGCACTTATATTTGGCCGTGATTCTAAAGGTAGATTTAGTATCATGGACAAACATATGTTTAATAAAAAAGACGGCACGGGCAGACAAGTTTATAGTCCTAAACAATTTAGAGAGTATGATTTAGCCCGTGAGGTAGACCGGTCTGGCCTACATAATTTAATGGCAGAGATATGGCCTGGGCTAGAAAAAGCAAGTGCTGGTACTCAGGGGTATTATTGGGGTGACTTGTTGTTTAGCCAACCATTGAAAGACGATAATGGTTTATACAAATTTAAAGCTAACCCTAACGGCATAACATATACAGTAGATGTTGACAGCGAAACTGGTAAATTAATGACAGGTAAAACCGCTGGCATAGCAGTGCATCAGTATATAGAACCTGAAGCACCAAACACCGATGCTGCGGCGCCATTAGATGGCACAATAGGTCAACTAAAAAATAACAGTAATGTTGCTATTATTCCTAGTAAGATGCCTATTACTCCTACTTTAAAAGTAGACCAAAAACTATTAGCTAAAGCTAAACAAGATATTTCTCAATACGGTCAAGCAGTTCAACAGTTAATGAATACTGCTCCTCAAGCTAGAAATACATTTAATCAATTGTTTACAGTTTATGTCAATAAACGAATCGTTCAAGGAGATTTAAATAATTTGCTAGAAGGATTTATGGAATTTGTTTCTTCTAGACCAATGACTGATAAGATGCGAGCCAAGATAGATGAACATTTAGAAGCTAATAAAGAAGGGTTGATTGGTGCATTTACTATATGGATAGATATATACAATCTTAAAATGAATATAGTTCAGCAATTAAACACCGCCGCTGAAGCCAGCCCTGTAAAAGGATATCTACAAGATGGTACGCAAACCCAAGAAGGATTCGTTTCTAATGGACTTAAGTTTGTAGATAGAATGGGTTTCAGTAGACAAAATTTAGCTGGAAGAGCGTAACCAAAATCGGTATTTTTTTAATTTGGCATAAATAATTGTATGAGACAGTAGGTCTCAACAAATATAAGGAATTTTAAAATGGCACAATTTACCCGTACACATGGTGACTTTCAACCAGTAATGAACTATGACACACCTGCTTATACAGTCGGTGCAGTTAATGCAGTTACAGCTAACGTATCAGTTCAGCCACAAGGCCCAAAGCTAGATTTTTTCACAATTTCAGCAGCTAGTGGCACAACATTCAGCACAACGCAAGTTAATATCATCATT